TAAGAATATTATTAATAAGTTTATGTCCAATATGCCATCTCTTAAAACCTTGCGTGATAAGGTTGATAGAGTTGCAAAGAAAGGACAGATAAAAGCTATTGATGGTAGGCTACTAAAGGTCAGACAGTTTCATGCTTCAATGAACCTACTCTTACAAGGAGCAGGTGCAATCATTTGTAAGGAATGGTTACGACAAATAACTTTAAAGGTGCAACAGGGATATGATTATAGACTTGTTGCATCTATCCATGACGAATACCAATTTGAAGTTCGCAGAGACCAAGCAGAAAGGTTTGGTGATATGACTCAACAGGCAATGAAACTTGTAGAGAAAGAACTGAATGTTCAATGTCCTTTAGATAGTGAATATAAAATTGGAAAAAATTGGTACGAAACACATTAGGTGTTGACATACTAATTATTATATAGTATAATTCGTTATATTTTAATAGCAACTAAGTTTGCACTAACAAAACTAAGGAGAAAAATAATGCCAGTATTAAATGGTAAAGCCTATTGGGCAGCAATATCTAATCCAAACACTACCTTCGAGCCTGTTTGGAGTATCGACTTAGCTGTTGATTCAGCTAATAAACAGAAGGCAATCGAGTCAGGTCTTGCAGTTAAGAACAAGGATGATGAGAGAGGAGATTTTATTACCTTTAAGAGGAAGGTAACTTCCAAGAATGGTAATGCAAATAATCCACCTTCTTTAAAAGACTCTGAAAAGAGAGACATAAAAGGAACATTAGTAGGCAATGGTTCTGATGTTAATGTTCTTTTTAAGACGTATGAGTGGAGCTATGCAGGTAAGAATGGTGTTGGAGCAGACCTTCAGGCAGTCCAAGTCATTAACCTTGTAGAGTACTCAGAAGGCGAGGACTTTGACGTTGTACCTGATGGGTATAAGTTAGGCAATGACCTCGACTCTGATGAGATTCCTTTCTAAATTAAGCTTAATGCTGAAGTGGGTTGTGGTTGGTGGGATTTTTAGAAAGGAATGTTATGAGTAAAAAAGTAGATACAATAGTTCAAGATATATATAGAACTATTGATGAAGGTTTGGACAAGCGAACAACTGATAAAGAGTTTCTTCGCACCTTCAGTATGAGTGTCATGGAGTCTGTCACTAAGTTTCTATTTGAAAAGAGAGATGATGTTACTACATTACGTCTTTCTCAAATAGGAAGACCTGACAGGCAACTATGGTATGATATTAAATCAGATATAAAACCAAAAAAGATTGACGCAAAAACTAAGATAAAGTTTTTATATGGAGAAATCCTTGAGTCTCTTCTTATTCTTTTGGCAGAAGCTTCAGGACATGAGGTATCTGAAATGCAGAAGATGGAAGAGATAGATGGAGTCAAAGGTCATAAGGATTGTAGAATAGATGGTACTCTAGTTGATATAAAGAGTGCATCATCTTATAGCTTCAAGAAGTTTAAGGATGGTTCTCTAGCTACTAATGACCCTTTTGGTTAGATATCACAGATAAGTGCATATGCAGAGAGTGCAGGAGATAACTCTGCAGGTTTTCTTGCAGTAGATAAATCTACAGGAGAACTTGCATACATGCCTGTCGAAAGTATACAGATGATTAATGCTTCAGACAGAGTTAAACATTTAAAAGATGTAGTTAAGTCTTCTTCTCCACCACCTAAGTGTTATCCTGATGAGCCTGATGGTAAGTCAGGTAATAAGAAACTTGCACTTGGTTGTATCTTCTGTGGATATAAAGAACATTGTTGGTCTGATGCAAATCAAGGCAAAGGATTAAGAAAGTTTAAATACTCTACAGGTATACGTCACCTCACTCAGGTTCATAAAACACCTGATGTAGAAGAAGTTACAGATGCCTTCGCATAAATTTCGTTCCAATTCAGAGTATAATACTTATTGCTTTCTGAAGGAAAATAAGGTATCATTCAAATATGAAAAGCTAACTATAAAGTATGAGTGGTTAGAGTCCAAAAAGTATATACCTGATTTTGTTTTAGACAATGGGATTATCCTAGAAGTAAAAGGAAGATTCGTATTAGAGGACAGAAAGAAACATCTGTTTGTAAGAAAGCAGTGTCCTCATTATGACATTCGTTTTGTATTTGATAATCCCAACAGGAAGCTATACAAAAATGGAAGGATGACTTATGCAACATGGTGTGATAAACATAAGTTTAAATATTGCAAGGCTAGTAGTGGGATACCTAAAAGTTGGATAACAAAGTAAAAACAAATGTAACTTTTGTTGTTGAGGAAGATGTTTTCAAAGAGAGAAGCACTCCTGAACAGACAATGTATATGTGTGTTCTATTACAAGCTCTATTAGATGCAACTAAACCTACTTATAAAGACGAACCTGATACATCTATACTTGAAAGAGACAGAGCAAAGGCTTGGTTCTTTGCTTCTGTAGGAGTTACTTCAGAAGACTTCAAGATGGTGTGTGATTATGCAAACATTGATTATAACTATATGAGAGAGTTTGCATTTAAAGTTTTAAAATCAGGTGAAATACAATATACAAGAAAACGAATCAACGCAGTGTTAGGACATTAAAATGAAAAGCAACTTACTACCAACAGACTATCAAAACTTTATTGCTCTATCTAGATATGCAAGATGGATTGATGAAGAAGAAAGAAGAGAAACTTGGACAGAGACTGTATCAAGATACTTTGACTATATGCAAAACTTGCATGGAAATATAATAACTAAATCTCTAAGAAATAAATTAGAAGATAAGGTGTTAGAACTAGGTGTTATGCCTAGCATGAGAGCATTAATGACTGCAGGTCCTGCTCTTAAAACCTGTAATGTTACAAGTTATAACTGTAGTTATATTCCTGTAGATTCTGTCAGGGCATTTGATGAGTGTATGTATATACTTATGTGTGGCACAGGTGTAGGATTCTCAGTTGAAAGAAGTAATGTAGATAAACTTCCTATTGTTAATGAACATTTTGAAGATAGCACTACTGTTATAAAGGTAGCAGACTCTCGTTCAGGATGGGCAAAGGCATTAAGAGAATTACTTGCAATGTTATATGTAGGACAGATACCTACTCTTGATGTATCACAGGTAAGACCTGCAGGTGCAAAGTTAAAAACTATGGGTGGAAGAGCATCAGGTCCTGCACCTTTACTTGACTTACATAATTTTTGTGTGGGGATATTTAAAGGTGCAAAAGGTAGAAGGTTATATCCTATAGAGTGTCACGACCTTATGTGTAAAATAGGTGAGGTTGTAGTTGTAGGTGGTGTAAGACGTTCTGCTCTTATCTCTTTATCAAACTTAGGTGATGACCAAATGCGACATGCTAAGTCAGGTAAGTGGTGGGATAATGAAGGTCAAAGGTCACTAGCTAATAACTCTGTAGCCTATAAAACTAAGCCTGATATGGGAACTTTTATGAGAGAATGGCTGGCACTATATGAATCTCATTCAGGTGAAAGAGGTATCTTTAATAGACAGGCAGCTATAAATAAAGTTCTAGAAAATGGCAGACGTAAAGCTTCTGAAAAAGAAAACCCTATAGAACCTGAAGACTATATACAGTTTGGATGTAATCCATGTAGTGAGATTATTCTTAGACCATATCAGTTCTGTAACCTGACTGAAGTTGTCTGTAGACAAACAGATACTGTAGAAACTCTAAAAGAAAAAGTAGAAGTAGCAACTATACTAGGAACACTACAGTCAACTCTAACTGATTTTAAATATCTTAGAAAGATTTGGAAGGATAATACTGAAGAAGAAAGATTGCTAGGTGTTTCTCTTACAGGTATACTTGACTGCCCTGTACTTAACAATACTTACTATGAACTAGAAGATGTATTACTTCAGTTAAAACATACTGCAGTACAGACTAATAAAAAATATGCTAAGTTATTAGGTATACCTCAGTCAACTGCAATTACTTGTGTTAAACCTAGTGGAACTGTTAGTCAGTTAGTTGATAGTGCATCAGGTATTCATGCAAGACACAGTGAGTATTATATCAGAACTGTAAGAGGTGGTAATACAGACCCTATCACTCAGTTTATGAAAGATGTAGGGATACCTGCAGAACCTGACTTAGGTAAGCCTAATACCACTACAGTATTTAGTTTTCCTACCAAGTCTCCTTCAGGTGCAATGACAAGAACTGAAATGACTGCCATACAACAGTTAGAGTTTTGGTTATTATACCAAAGACATTGGTGTGAACACAAACCTTCTGTAACTATATCTGTTAAGGAATCTGAATGGATGGAAGTAGGTGCATGGGTATATAAAAACTTTGACGAGGTATCAGGTATTTCCTTTCTTCCTTTTAGTGAACACACTTATCAACAAGCTCCTTATCAGGACATAGATAAAAAGCAATATGAAAAGTTCTCTAAGAAGATGCCTAAGTATATTGATTGGACAAAGCTAAAAGAATATGAGAAGGAAGATACTACCATAGGAAGTAAAGAGTTCGCCTGTACTGCAGACTCCTGTGAGATTGTAGATATAACATGATAGGAAGTGAATTTGGAGACTTTCCAAACTGGTGGCAATGGTGGTTGCTTGGTGCAATCACTGTTAACACTGTGTTTAATTCAATAGTATTTTTTAGGGGAAGAAAGGTATTTAAAAAGAATCATGGCAACACTAATATGTAACCTACCATCAAACAAAGTATGGGTTAGAAAAGAATATCTAAGAGACTTCAAGGATGGACATGGAGAATTTGTAGAAGGTAATTGGGTAACTGCTAAGTCTATTCCGGGGAGAGCTTTCTACTTTGAAACATACCTTCCCAAGTATGGAGCATTATTTGACAAGCTACCTATCTCTGCCTTCTTATCTAAACCTAAATCACCTGACCCTGATATGCCACTTAACAATCTGCAGTTTTGGAACTGTATGGATTATGGTGTGGTTAATATACATAAACAGTTTATTTCCACAATGGACTACGAAATTCTAACACATGATTTTGGAACTGTCAAGGGTTTTTATATTGGAACTCTTGACAACTACCATCCATTCGCAGATGAAATAGACTATAGTACAAGTGAAGTACCTGAAGAACACAAGTCTTTTAACTTAATCGAACTAGTCAATGGGCAGTTTGCACTCTATCCTAATAATAGAATGAGAGTGTATGATAATTCTCTTACACCTGAAGAGCCATTAAAGCCTGACTTCAAAGTTAGTACAGAGTATTACCAAGTAGAGAATGAAAAGAATAAAAGACTTGGTGATACTGATGAGTACTTTTATTAAAAAGTTCTTGACATAATTAATAATATATATTATAATTCGTAAAGAAAGGAGTGCATCAATGACAGATGATAAGATTAAAAAACTTGAAGCAGAGATTCAGGCAAAGAAAAAAGAAGTAGAAGAATTAAAGTATGGTGACTTAAAGTCAGCATGGAAAGACTTTGAAGCAGCTTCTGAAATTGCAACTCAAAAATATAATAAGTATAAAGATATTGCAAAAGAAAAGTATGGAGCAACTGCAATAGTTCCAAATCATTTAAATGTAATTGACCAATTTTTTAAATGGTAAATATGTTTCTAACTAGAAGACCTGTTATCTATGTAGGATATGACCCTAAAGAACATATTGCTTTTGAGATTTTAAAAGAATCTATAAATCAATATACACATAAATATGATGTGATACCTTTAGAGCAGTCATCCCTACGTAGGTCAGGACTTTACAAGAGAACTTATTATGTAGATGATGAAGGTCAAAAAAGAGACTCTTCAGACAAGAGACCTTTTAGTAGTGAGTTTACCTTTACAAGATTTCTAATACCTTTTATTAATCTTCATAAAGGATTGGCAATATTTATGGACTCTGATATGTTTGTTAGAGCAGATATTACAGAAGTCTTTGAAGAGTATGGTCAGTTTAATGAGTACGCAGTATCAGTTGTAAAACATGACTACACTCCTAAAGAAGTTTTTAAAATGGACAAACAGTTACAGACTAATTACAATAGAAAGAATTGGTCTAGCTTTGTACTATGGAATTGCGAACACCCTGCCAATGAAAGACTTACTATTGAAGATGTTAATACTAAATCAGGAAGATGGCTACACAATTTTAGTTGGTTGGAAGATAACGAGATAGGTGCTATACATCCTAAGTGGAACTTCCTAGATGGGTGGACTGATGTAAATATAAATCCATGTAACGTACACTTTACCACAGGAGGACCTTGGTTTAAGGGTTGGCAACCTAAAAGACCTGTTGACTCTCATTACGCAGGTGAATGGGAAACTGCTAAGAAAACATATAACTCAAGAATATTACCAAAGGAACTTTAATATGTACACATTTGTAACCTCTTTTAGTGAGGAAGGATATAATACTTATGCAAAAGAAATGCTTGAAAGTGTCGCATCAAAATGGAATCCAAAAGATTTTAAATTATATGCTTACTACCATGACTTCGATATTGAAAAGATTGACCATCCTGTTTCTTCTAGCATTATATATGTACATCTTAATGATGTAAAAGAAATGATTGACTATCGTGAAAAGATGAAGAGACATGATGGTACAGAAGGTGGTACAATAAAATATAATTGGAGACTTGATGCAATCAAATGGTGTCATAAGGTTTATGCACTAACTGACTGTGCATTTAAGATGATGGAAGAAGCTCTTCCTAAAGAACCTCAATGGCTTGTATGGCTTGATGCAGATACAGTTGCAAAGAAAAGACTTGATAAATCTGCAGTAGATAAGTGGCTACCTAACAAAGCAAGTGTAGTTCACTTGGGTAGAAAAGATGTTGACTATAGTGAAACAAGTTTTATGGGATTTAATTTACAATACCATGATGCCTGTTCTATAATTGCAGACCTTAGAGGTTGTTACACAATAGGAGAAACTATTTCCTATAGAGAATGGCATGATGGTTTTATATTTGAGAGACTGTTAAACATATACAAGGCACATGGCATGATTGTAAACAATCTATCAGAAAATGCCAAAGGTCTTACTGCGTTTATGCAATCACCTTTATCAGAATACTTTATTCATTATAAGGGTAATTTAAAAAAGAAAACAACTCTTGCACAGGATGTAAAGCTTCCTAGATACAGACAACTTGCAGATATAATAAGACATTATAAACCTAAATCAATTACTGAAGTAGGTACTTGGAATGGTGGTCGTGCAATAGAGATGGCACTTGCAGTATTTGAATATAGAGATAAGTTTTCATACTTTGGATTTGATTTGTTTGAAGAAGCAACTGAAGTGACTGATGATATAGAAATGAATACTAAACAACATCATTCTGTAGAACTAGTAGGTAACAGGCTAGAAGAATTTAAACAAAAGATGAAAGAAAAAGGTAAAGAGTTTACATTTAAATTACATAAAGGTGATTCAAAAGTTACACTAAAGAAATGTAAATCAGCTAACAAAGTTGACTTTGCTTTTATAGATGGTGGTCACTCATATGAAACTGTTAAAGCTGATTACCTTAATCTAAAGAAAGTTCCTCTACTTGTATTTGATGACTTCTTTTCTAAAGACGAACAGGGTAATCTTCCTGAAGAAAGAAACATGGGTGTTAATAAATTAATAAAAGAAATGGAAGCATATGGTAAAGTTGTTCTTCCTTCTAATGACAGAGTACTTGGTGGTGGCAGAACTCACATAGCCTTTATTGCTAATAAGAAAGGAATAGAACCTTTACCTGAACACATAACTCGTATGCCTATAGTTGTTACACCTAAAGACTCTAGACCTGCAGATGAAATCTATGTAAACATAAAGAAAAATAAAAAATTAATTAAAGATTTTAATTGGTTAAAGCATGGGAGAATACATAATCAAACTGCACTTATTGTTTCAGGTGGTTCTAGTACAGACTTTACATTATTAAAACAGAGAGCTAGAGATACTAATACAAAAGTATTCTGTGTTAAACATAGCTATCCTAAATTATTAGAGAATGGTATAAGTCCTTTCATATGTTCTATACTTGACCCTAGACCTATTACAGGTAGAAGCACACATGGAGTCATAAGAAAAGATTTATTTAAAACTATTAATAAGGATACACTATTTCTTATTGCTTCAATGACTGACCCTTCAGTTACTAAATACTTAATGAAGAAGGGTGCAAATATAAAAGGTTGGTCTGCCTACTCTGAAGCATTAAGAGATACAAGTATTACAGACAAACTTCAGATTGCTAAAGGAACAGGCATAGAAGAAGGAGAAACCTTAGTATCAGGTGGTACTTGTGCAGCAATGAGAACAATATCTATTGCACATATACTTGGCTTTAGAAACTTTGAATTGTTTGGTTTTGATTGTTCAGTACCTGAAGTAACTGATGATATGAAAAAAGAAGTAACACTAGATAAACCTAAATACTTTAAGGTTGAAACTAATGGACACTATTTTTGGACTACAGGTGAGTTACTTGCAATGGCACAGGATTGTGAAAAGCTTTTTGCTAGTAAAGATATGGACATTGCTCTTACAATACATGGAAAGAATACACTAGTTTCTGAATGTTGGAAGGACTCTCATAAGGCGAATGAAAAGTATTACTATGAAATGATTAGTAATGCAGCTTAAAGAAAAGCAAGAGAAGTTTTGTCAAAATTATGTCCTGCATAAAAACGCAACAAGAGCTGCAAAAGATGCAGGATATAGTGACATATCTGCACACAACACAGGTTCAAGATTACTTCAAGACCCTGCAGTACAGGAGAGACTAGAAGAACTTGCCATCAATATGACAACAAGCATTGATGTTGTAGATGAAATAGAAAAACAATATGATGTAGCAAGAACTCAAGGACAGACAACCTCTGCACTCAAGGCATTAGAATTACTCTCTAGAATTAGAGGTAATAATATAGATGTTGATGAGATAACTACAGAGTCCTTAGAACAGGACATTGTAAAGGGTATGGAAGTTATTGGATTAGAAAAAGTCTTAGAGCTTATGGCACAGGCTTTTCCTGAAGAGATAGAAGATGAGGAAGATGAATCACTTCTTACCACTGAAGAATTTGAACGCCCATCTGATTCCCAATGATGCAGCGACTGCTCCCATAAAACTCCACTGATACCATTCAGGTGCTTTGTTTATATATTCCCATCCTTTGAGAACATAGTCTTGTATATTAGGGATGAAGCTTCCAATGAAAGGTAGGGTAATGATGACAAGTACATATTCATCTTTCCAGCTATATCTTGTTTGTCGTAATGCTTCAAGGTCATAATCTTGGTCTGACTGTGCTGCTTTTTCGATTCTATTAATTTCTGCATTAACTCTTGCCTGTTCAACCTTTGCTTTGTGTTCTGTCTTTACCTTCCTATTATCCATATAAGAAGATGCAAGACTTGTCACTCCACTAATAACTGCTCCCCACATTATACCCACTCTCCTGATTCCATTGCATTGGAAAGTCGCACTGCCCTGTTACCTACCTGATTCGCCCAACGAGAATCCAACATTTGAATCTTTGCTTCTTCAAAGTTTTCTTCATGTATAGCTTTCCACATTTTTTTAAACTTGTTTAATCTTGGCACACCCATATTAAATGCCATGTCAATAATTATTCTTTGTCTAATTTCGTCTAATTCTACCACACAAGGATGAGCTTCGCAAACTTCCTTCTCAACTATTTCTATATCATTCTTTGCAAGGTAGTATGCCTGTTCCTTAGTAATTCCCCACTCAAATATATCTGATAAGTCTTTACCTATATGACCTAGTTCTGCTTCAGACAATCCCCTATGCTTTAAATTTCTTCCAATACCTATTGTATCTATCCCTAAACTATCTTCGTAAGGTAGTAACTCTAGACCTTCGTGTAAAACTAATTGGTCTAGTAACTCTGTCATATTATATTTCACTAAATCATACCTCCTGCAAAGAGTTCTAATCCTGACATACTTTCTTGAACCTTACCTGTCATAAGATTTATAACCTTACCATTAGGTAGTATTAAAAACTTTTTATCTTTAGAAAGCTTTGCACCTGTAGGACTTGTAGTTGTACCTACTAAATCTGACATATACTCATTAACATCTCCTAAACTTTTTAAAGATTTAGTTGCAGTACCCATACCTCTTGTGTAGTAATCTATCTGCTCTTGACTAAGTGGTAAGTCTTCTTCTTTCTTTTTTTCTTCTACAATTTTCTTTATCATTTCAGAAGAGTCATCTCCATTATCTCCACTACCACCTACCATATCATCAAAGCCTTTACCATATCCTGTATAGGTATTTACAGGACCTAATAATCCTAACAATCCGGGTGCTTTTGTTGAAGCTCTTACACCTGTTATGTTTCCTTTTTTATCAAATTCAAAACTTCTAACCTTACCTTTATCTAGTAAGCTAGATATTTTTTTTCCTAAAAATCCTTTTAGTTGAGGATTATTTTTTATTGCATCTTCAATACTTTTACCATATGATGCACCATATCCTGAAAATTGACCTTCATCGTTTACTGAGTAATCACCACCTCTTGCAGAATCTTCATCATCTTTTTCATTAAAACCACCACCTGAAAAAGTTGTTCCTTCATCTCCTGAATATTGTCCTGAATCATCTACACTATAATCAGATACATCATCATCTTCACTAAACCCATCATCTGAACCTGTAAATAAACTAACAATACCACCCTCTGCCTTAGAACGACTGCCTATTGCAGGACTACTTTCAAACATAATAGACAAAGCTTCAGTCTCAGGACCTGTAAATCCTGTCTCTATATCAGTCTCACCTTTCATACCTAGTAAACTAAGTAGTTGACTTCTTTGATTTAGGTATTTATCAACACCATATTTCTTAGCCAACATACTTTCTAGTTGTTTTTGGGAAAGTTTTGTTAAATCTTTTTTACTCATCTCTTAACTTAGCTCCTGTTATTTGTGATTGAACTTGGCTTAGTGCATTTATAAGTTCAGGTGGAAATTTTTTATCTTGTAATATTGTCATAATCATAGGAGTATTTAATACATTATCAGGCATAAAAAATCCTGTACCATCTTCGCCATCTTGTAATGCATATAATACAGAGTCATCTATTTTTTTTCTACCCATCCCTGTATTAGCTTCTATTATTTTTTCTATACCAAATCTTTTTTTAACAACATTTCTTCCTTGCTTTGAATAGTACTGTATATTTTTAATTGTATTTAATCTGTCAGAAAATTGTCTCCTTAATTTCTTTTTTTCTAGTTGAGAATCTAAATACATATCTACTATATTATCTATGTCAGCTTGTGTGTATACTTTAGAATCATATCCTCTTAAATCATTTATAAATGTTTTAATAGGTTGAC